GATGCTGAGCGAAGAGATCCGGGTGGCGCTGCGAGGATTGGCGGATGGCTGATGCAGCGGTGATCTATCGGGCGGCGCTGCGCGAGGGCCTGATGCCTGCAGCAGCCATGACGGTGAGCGAATGGGCGGACGCGCATCGGGTGCTGAGCGGGAAGGGCAGCGCGGAGAAGGGCCCATGGCGGACCGATCGGACGCCGTACCTGCGCGAGCCGATGGATTGCCTCAGCCCCGGGTCACCATGGCGGCGGGTGGTGCTGATGTTCGGCAGCCAGATGGGCAAGACCGAGGTGGTGCTGAACTGGCTGGGGGCGATCATCCATCTGTGGCCGGCGCCAACCCTGCTGGTGCAGCCCACGATCGACATGGCGAAGCGGCTCAACAGGCAGCGCCTGGATCCGCTGCTAGCTGAGACGCCGGCCCTGCGCGAGCTGGTGGCACCGGCCAGAAGCAGGGATAGTGGGAACACGATGTTCAGCAAGGAGTTCCGCGGCGGGCTGTTTGTGTTGACCGGCGCCAACAGCGGCAGCGCACTGCAGAGCATGCCGGCGGCGAACCTGGCAGCGGATGAGGTGAGCAGCTACCCGCTGGAGGCTGACGACAAGGGCGACCCGTTGGAGAACGCAGAGGCGCGGACCACGACGTTTCCGATGGGCAAGGTGCTGATCACCAGCACACCGGGCACCCGTGGCGCGTGCCGCATCACGGAGGAGTTTGAGAAGCGATCAGACCGGCGGGCGTTTCATGCGCTCATGCCGTGCTGCGGATCGCTGGAGGTGCTGCGATGGCGAGAGCACATGAAATGGGACCGGCCGGATGGTGAGGTGTGGTGCCAGTGCCCGGCATGCGGTGAGCGGGTGGCGCAGCATCACAAGACCGCGATGCTGCAGGGTGCGGTATGGCGACCGATGGCCACGGGTGATGGGTTGACCGCAGGGTTCCATCTGCCGGGGTGGTATGCGCCGGCAGGGTGGACACCGTGGGAGCAGATCCGCGATGAGTTCATGCGGGCGAAGGAGGATCCACTGCTGCTCAAGGGCTGGGTGAACAAGCGCGCCGCGGAGGCTTGGGAGGATGAAGCCGTCGCGCGGATCAACGCCGACGGCCTGCTGGCCAGGGTGGCAGCGGATGCTTACCCGAGCGGCACGGTGCCGGATGGTGTCCTGCTGCTGCTGATGGCGGTGGACGTGCAGGACACCTGGCTCGAAACGACCGTCTGGGGGTTTGGCCGCGGGGAGGAATGCTGGCGGATCTGGCACCAGAAGGTGGAGGGCGACCCGGCGGGCGATGAGGTGTGGAAGCAGATCGACACGATCCGCCGCACGGTGTGGCCCATGGCCAGCGGTGGTGAGATGACGGTGCGGCAGTGCGCGGTGGACACCGGCGGCCACTTCACCCATGAGGCCTACGAATACTGCCGGCGGAACGCCAGCGAAGGTGTGGTGGCGATCAAGGGCAGCACGAACCGGAACGCACCCGCCCTGGGCAAGGGCAGCAAGGTCGACGTGAACTGGCGCGGCCGGGTGCTGAAAGGTGGCGTGACGCTCTACATGGTGGGCGGCCACACGCTGAAACGGACGGTGTACGCCAGGCTGAAGAAAGAGGGCGCCGGCCCGGGGGCGTTCCACTTCGATCAGGGCACAGATGAGGCATTCCTGCAGGGCCTGACGGCTGAGCGGTTGGTGCCGCGGATGGTGAAGGGGTTTCAGGTGCTGGATTGGCACAAGCCGAGCGGGGCGCGCAACGAACCCCTCGACCTGATCGTGTACTGCCTGGCCATGCTGGAGCTGGTGAAGCGGCGATACAACCGGGCGACGATGTGGGATCAGCTGGAGGCCGCGGCCAGCAAGCCGGCACTACCGGGTGCGGCTGCAGCACCACGACGGCGGGCAGGATCGGGCCGGAGTGGTAGCAACTTCGTCAGTGGTTGGTAGCGTTACAGTGTGGCCGGAGGTGTGCGCATGACCATTCCAGCCGAGATCAGGGCCGGCGATACGGTGCAGTGGATCGAACCTGCAGCGACGGACCTCGACGGCAACCCGGCCACCTCCGCCACCTGGACCCTGACGGTCTATCTGCGCACGAACACCGCCGCTGAAGGCGCCACGGCATCCGGCGCCGCGCGATCTGACGGCGGATGGGATCTGGCCCTGAGTGCCGGCACAACCGGCGGATTCGACACTGGCATCTGGCACTGGCAGCGGCGGATCACCAGCGGCTCAACGGTGATCACCACCGGCAGTGGCACCACGGAGGTGCTGCCATCGCTGAGCTATGCCGGCAGCCCTGCTGCATTCGACGGCCGCAGCCAGGCCGAGCAGGATCTGGAGGCAGTGCAGGCCGCGATCCGAAGCATCATCTCCAAGGGCAGCAAGCAGTACAGCATCGGCAGCCGCAGCTACACGGCTCAGGATCTGAGCCAGCTCATGCAGCGTGAGGCGCAGCTGAAGGCGGTCGTTGCGCGTGAGCGTGCAGCGGAGAAGATCGCCGCCGGCCTGGGCAACCCCGGCAATCTGTTCGTAAGGTTCAGCTGATGGCGAAGCGCACCGCCCCGGCCCCAGCACCCGCACCGGCTGAGCCGGCCGCCACCAGCAGCCGCAAGCCACGGCGCCGTGCCTATGAGGGCGCGATGGTGTCGCGGCTGACGTCGGACTGGGTGACCAGCAGCACGTCAGCCGATGCCGAGATTGACGGCAGCCTGATCCGCCTACGGAACCGCTCGCGCCAGCTGGTGCGCGACAACTGCTACGCCCGGCAGGCGATCCGCGCGATCGGCGCGAATGTGGTGGGCCGCGGCATCCGGATGCAGGGCCGGGTGATGATGCAGCGCGGGCAGCGGCTGGACCCACGGATCAACAGCCTGATGGAGCGTGCCTGGCAGCGATGGTCCCGGAAGGATCACTGCCACGCCGCCGGCAAGCTGAGCATGCCGGAGATCATGCGGCTGGCCGTTCGATCGGTGGCCGAATCCGGCGAGGTGTTCATCCGGATCGTGCCGGAGGCATTCGGGGAGAGCTCTATCCCGCTGGGCCTGGAGATCATCGAGGCGGACTACTGCGACGAGGGCAAGAGCCACGGGCCGGCGGGTGATGGGACCGAGTGGCGGATGGGTGTCAGGGTGAACCGCTGGGGCCGGCCCTTGAGTTACGCCTTCCGTGATCGCCACCCTGGCGACATCGTGAACGGCATCGGCTACAAAACCTACGAGGTGCCGGCCAGCCAGATCATCCATCTGTTCATCACGGAGCGACCCGGGCAGACCCGTGGCGTTCCCTGGACCGCCTCAGCGGTGAAGCGGCTGCACCACCTGGCCGGCTACGAAGAGGCCGAGGTGGTGAGGGCCCGGGCCAATTCGAGCTTGATGGGGTTCATCCAAAGCCCTGAGGGCGAGCTGCACGGTGATGAGGTGTACGACGACGAGCGGGTGAGCAACTTCGAGCCCGGCGTCTTCAAGTACCTGGCGCCGGGCGAGACCGTCAACGTGCCGCAGCTGGATGCACCGGATGGGCAGTTCGAGCCGTTCCTGCGGGCGATGCTGCGCGCGGTGGCCGCGGCGATCGGCTGCACCTACGAGACGGTGAGCCGCGACTTCAGCCAGAGCAACTACAGCAGCAGCCGGCTCAGCCTGCTGGAGGATCGCGAGGAATGGCGCACGCTGCAGGATTGGCTGATTGAGCACCTGCTGCAGCCGGTGTTCGAGCGGTGGCTTGCTGCTGCGGTCGGTGCCGGTGCGCTGCCCCTGCCGGGCTATGAGCTGGCGCCGGAGCGATTCGAGGCAGTGCGGTGGTTCCCGCGCGGGTGGGCCTGGGTTGACCCGGCCAAGGAGGTGAAGGCTTACACCGAAGCGGTGCGGTCCGGGTTCAAGACACAGGCGCAGGTGGTGGCCGAGTCTGGCGGCGATCTGGAGGATCTGCTGGTGGCCCGCGCGAATGAGGTGGACCGCGCCGAACAGCTGGGCCTGCAGTTCGACAGCAACCCGGCCGATGATCAGGATGCCGGCGCAACCGATGCGCAATCTGAGCAAGACGAGATCGAGTCTCCTGATGATGAAGATGAGGATGACACCTGATGGCGACCGTCAACGGCACGGAGATCAACCTGCTGCCAACTGCCGGCATGCGCGAGGAAGCCGAGCGGTATCGAGCATGGAAGGATGAGGGCCGCCCCGGCGGGACTGAGGTAGCAGCCCGGCGCGCGAGCCAGATCCTGAGCGGTGATGAGCTGAGCCCCGAGACCGTGATCACGATGGCGGCGTGGTTCGCCCGGCATGAAGTGGACAAGCAGGGCGAAGGCTTCACCCCGGATGAGGACGGCTACCCCTCGCCGGGCCGGGTGGCGTGGGCCGCCTGGGGTGGTGATCCCGGCCAGACCTGGGCCACCAGCAAGGCCGAGACCATCAAGAACGCGCAGGATCGGGGCCTGACCATGGGCCGGCCGTACCCGAATGAGCACGCCGCGCGGCTGGAGGACCCAGATCAGTTCGATGAGTTCCGCCGCGAGACTGACGGCGCAGGGCCCGGTATTGACATCATTTGGGGAATTAAGGCAGGAGAACCGATCAAAATGCAGGCGTTAAGGTTCGATGCCGCGAGATACAGCGAAGCAGAGGCAAGGGCCTGGCTGAAGGATCACGACATGAAGCCCATACTCTTTGAGCCAGCTACAATGAGAGCATCAGCCAAGGCTGGGCCTGTGGATCTACGCGACCTCCAAACTCAATCCTTCCGCCGGCTGGCAACCCTCGACTATGAGGCGAACCGGGCGAAGGATGACAACGGCAAGGAGGATGAGCGGACCTTTGAGTTCCCCTTCTCCAGCGAAGAGCCGGTGCAGCGGTGGTTTGGCCGTGAGGTGCTGAGCCACGCCGAGGGCGCGATGGACCTCTCGCGCCTGAATGATGGCGCCCCCCTGCTGTGGAACCACGACCCCGACAAGGTGCTGGGCGTGATCGAACGCGGCTGGAATGAGGATGGCCGCGGCCGGGTGCGCGTCAGGTTCGCCCGTAACCCGTTCGCCGAAGAGAAGCTGGCAGACGTGCGCGACGGCATCCTGCGGAACGTATCCGTCGGCTATGCCATCAATGAGTACAAGCCGCTCGGCGAGGATGGCATCCTCGCTACCTCATGGCAGCCCCATGAGGTATCCATCGTGAGCGTGCCGGCCGACAACAGCGTTGGCATCGGGCGAAGCCTTGACGGTGACGCTGCCGCGGCTCCGGCCGCATCCCCTCCCCCCCCCAACAAACCCATGGAACCGACCATCGACATCGATGCGGTGCGGGCGCAGGCTGCGGCCGATGAGCGCTCCCGCGTTGCCGCTATCACCGGCCTCTGCCGTGAGCACGGCGCCGACGATCTGGCGCAGGGCCTGATCGAGCGCGGCGCCTCCGAATCTGAGGCCATGCGCGACGTGCTGGCCCAGATCGCCAAGCGCGCCAAGCAGCCGGCCCAGCCTGCTGCCGCTGCTGCTCCTGCTGCGCAGCCGATCGCCCGCTCGGCTGACATCGGCCTGTCCGACAAGGAGACCCGGCAGTATTCCTTCCTGCGTGCCATCCGCGCGCAGATGTTCCCCAACGATCGCAAGATCCAGGAGGAGGCCGCCTTCGAGCGCGAGGTGAGCCAGGCCGTTGAGGGCCAGCTGGGCACCACCGCCCGTGGCTACCTGGTGGCCAATGAGGTGCTGCACCGCGACCTGACGGTGAGCACCGCCAGCGCCGCCGGTGATCTGGTGTTCACCGATGCCCGCCCCGGCAGCTTCATCGAGCTGCTGCGGAACCGGATGGCGCTGAGCACCCTCGGCGTGACGATGCTCACCGGCCTGAATGGCCCGGTCGCCATCCCCCGCCAGACCGGCGCTGCCAGTGCCTACTGGGTGGCTGAGAAGGGCGAGCCCACCGAATCCAACCCCACGGTTGATCAGGTGTCGCTGGTGGCCAAGACCCTCGGCACATACACCGAGTTCAGCCGTCGCCTGATGCTTCAGTCGAGCATCGATGTTGAGCAGATGGTGCGCAACGAGCTGGCCACCGTGATCGCCCTGGAACTGGACCGCGCCGCCCTGTACGGCACCGGCTCCAGCAGCCAGCCTGAGGGCCTGAAGTTCACCACCGGGATCAACACCGAGGACTTTGGCGCTGCTCAACCCACCTACATCGAGGTGGTTTCGATGGAGACCAAGGTGAACGCCGACAACGCCGACATCGGCGCCATGGCCTATGTGACCAACTCCACCATCTACGGCGGATTCAAGACCACCAGCAAGGCCGGCACTGATGCCGTATTCGTGCTGGAGCCCGGCGGCACCGTCAACGGTTACCCCGTGGTCCGGTCCAATCAGATCGAATCCGGCGACGTATTCTTCGGCGTCTGGAATCAGATGATCATGGGCATGTGGGGCGCCCTGGATCTCCAGGTGAACCCCTACGCGCTGGACAAATCCGGCGGCGTTCGGGTGACTGCTCTGCAGGATGTGGACGTCGCAGTTCGTCATCCTGAGGCATTCTGCCGCGGCAACAACACCCTCTGATCATGCGACTTCAGATCCTGCGCCAAACCTCCATCGCCGGCCAACCCGCTCGGGTTGGTGATGTGGTGGAGGTGAGCGACTGGGACAGCCGGCTGCTGATCGCCAGCGGCAAGGCTGCCCCGGCCCCGGCCATCGACCCGGCCCCGGCCGAGGTTGAGCCGGAGGTGCAGGATCTGGAGCCCACCACCGCGCAACCGCGCACCCGCAAACCCCGCACCCGGACCCATGGCAGTTCATGAGCTCACGCTGGAGAAGCTCCAGCACTTCACCCTTCTGGCCACCACCACGATCACCGGCACCGGCGATCAAACCGGCGTCGATCTGGCCGGCTACGAAGGCGATGTTCAGATCATCCTGGCTGGCACCGCCGCCGGCTCTGGCGCTGATCTGACCTTCCGCATCGAAGAAAGCGCCAGCCTCAGCACCGGCTACACCGCCGTCACTGGTGGCACCTTCACCGCGATCGGCAACGCCGCCGCTAAGCAGGTGATCACCCTCAACAGCAACGACCTGAAGCGGTACATCCGCCTCAGCTGCACCGCTGAGACGGGCACTGCCTCCAGCTCCGTCACCTGCTTCGGCTACGGCCTGAAGAAGTACGGCTGAGGTTGAGCGATGGCATGGTCCGAGGATCCCACTGACTTCCTGGAAGACTTCGGTGTCACCGTGACCACCGGAGCCGTGACAGGACTGGGGATCCTCGACATGCCTGGCGAGTATGTGGCCGACAGCCGAGTCATCACGAATGAGTACCTGCTGCGAGCCGAAACCTCGAAGTTCGGCACC